TAAGTAAATATTTTTTGCATTTTGAGTGTCCCAAGCAGTTAACCCTGTAAATATAAACACACCTAGTACACTGATAGTAAACATCAAAGCCGAACTTGCAATAAAAATATTAACAATCATAGCAATTATAATACCAATTAAGCCCATAAACAAGAATTGTCCGAATCCTGTCAAATTCTTTTTAGTTGTATATCCATATAGACTAGCACTTAAAAAAGTACATGCAGTTATAAAAAATACTTGTGCAATACTACCGCCCGTATATATTGCAAATATAGGTGCAAGTCCTATACCCATTACGGCTGTAAATGCATAGTAGAATGTACGTAGAGTTGGGTAATTCCAATTTCTACCTGCAAAGCTATACCAAAGGATCATACCTAAAGGTGCAAATGCAAAGAGCATCATTGATCCAGCCATTTGATATAACAATCCACTAGAAAAAACAAACCAAGCTACTGCACCACTTATAGCCAATCCTGCGGCTGTGTGATTATACATTCCAAGCATGAATTGCCGTAAGCCTTCATCATACTCTACTGCATCTATTCGTCTGTTAGTTTCTTCAATCATTATGTTCTCCTAATATTAATCTTTCTATCTCGCTCCAACTATTTACCCTAAATATGTCTGGGTTTTTATAATATTCATTATAATCATGATTTATTAAAATTACTTTATGTCCAGCATTTAAACCAGCTTCTGCATTTTGCGGTTTGTCTTCTATCCACCAATGTCCAGGTTCATAACTTTTAAGAATATCATCTTTGTCACCGCCTTGTTCTAGACAAATTACTTTTCCTATATTATTTCCAAAGTGTTGTTTTAAATTATATTCTCTCAATTTTCCTGCATAGTAATCTCTACTTAGGCTCGTAATACATTCTATATTGTAGCCTGCATTTACTAAGTTTGGCAATACTACTACTGAATCTCTCAAAGGCCTTAACCAACCCATCCATGCAGAATCATTAAAAGTAGTAACGAGTTTATTACTTTCTTCTTTTGGAATATCATATCTAATGTTTTGATTGTAATGGTTTTCAGTTTGTACTTTATATCCCTTTTTTGCCATCCACGATGTAAAAGCATCCTCCCAATTTAGAAGCACTCCGTCTACGTCTGTTAAAATTTTTTTCATTTATTTTCCCTAGCAATATATTTTATTGCATTTTCTAATATTCTAATATCATCTTGTAATTGGCCGATTGCTCTATTACAAGTATGGCAGATCCATCCTCTGAATTTGCCTGTTTTGTGATCATGGTCTAAACACCAATGACCAGATTTTTTACCACCGGCACCTTTGACTTGATCAGCATTCTTTTCACATATAGGACATGTGTGATTATCTTTTGGGGGAGGTGTAATTTTCCTAAGTGCATTTCGAACACGAACTAATTCTCTATTACAAGAGTTACATTCGGTTCTACGATATTTTGCTCCACTAGATCGTCCAAAATTTTCTATTGGTAATTCTAATCCACATTTACTGCAAATTTTTGTGGATTCATTATAGGTCGCCTTCTTTTCTGTTTTCTGAATTTGTAACATCAAACTCTCCGCCTGGATATCTTGCCTTTAGTTTCTCTATATTTTCTGCTAATACATCATTGGGATCTATTCCCAATGCTCTGCATGAATTGGCCCAATACCACATAATATCACCCAACTCTCGCTTAATGTGGAATTGTGTGTCAGCGTCCAATGGCTTACCTTGAAATACACATTTTTTAACAATCTCAGCAAACTCGCCTCCTTCACTAGCTATGCCTATGGCTCCGGTCATCAAAAGAGCAACATTTGCTCCAGTTTCATTTTCGAGTGCCTCTATTCTGTTGGCCATTTCTGTTGAAGAATTACTTGCTTCACTTGTAACTCCTCTCACAAATTCTTGATATAATTTTAAATCTACATTTTCCAATTTATTCACCCATATATACATCGTTAGGTTGTTCATTTTGAAAAGCTAAAATACTTTCAGCTTCCACCATTCTTAAGATAATTTCTTCATTATCAATTTCAAGTTTTACGCCTCTGGTCCAACGTCCATGTTCAACAAGCACCCATTCACCGACTGCATAGTCATCTTCATTCTTTGGACCTTTGGCATAAACTTTACCCCATCTAGGGTATATTCCTCTACTCTGTGCATCATCATCGAGAATAATTAAACCACTTTTAGTTTTTTGTTCTCCAAAATGCATGTCACTGACTAGGACTCTATTTCCAATAGGCTTTAAATTGCCTTTGATAGCATTAATGTTAATTTGATTTTTTGCTTCTAATCCCATTATTCACCTTTTTTTACAAAGTTACCATCTTCATCTTCAACCCACTCTTCGTCATCATTCTCAACTACAAGTGGATCAGATACTTTTGCCTCTTCCTCATCAGCAAGTTGTTGTCTAGAAACCATGTCTTCATCAGGCATTCCTGGATTTGAATCATAGTAGTCCTGTAAAACTTGTTCTCTAGTTCTTACAATTTTACCACCAGGACCTAATTCATCGCCTCTAGCATTTACTTTTGCATTGCCTACCGCAGGAGTAAGTTCATTTTTTTGACGTAACAAATCCATATCAATACTTTTACCTTGCATTGACTTGTATTGTTTACGTCCTGTTTGTTTCATCGGCATAAGATTACCTCCTTAGTTATATTAGTACTTATCTCAGGAACTCTCTCCAATCCAGGCCATACTGGATTGAATTTACTCTATGCACACCTATTAAGAATAATACATAACTTGCTACACTTGATCCACGTCCAACGCCCCAGACAATATTATTATCTCGCATAAACTCTACCAAGTATACCATATATTGTAATAACGGATACATATCACGTTTATTAAATTCATGTAGTTCTTCGTATGCACGTGATACTTCTTGTTCAGTTTTACATAGGTTTATAACAAAACTTTCAATATTAAGTTCCTTGTACTTTTCTGGCATAAACCATTCACTTTGACATACACCGTCAAATGTTTTTTGATCTACATCTAATGGTATATATTTTTTAAGTGGATCAAGACCTTTATTAGTCATAGCTGTGTTAAATTTATCTACGTCATCACTAGGATCGCATAATACAACATGACATTTGTCTATATGACCTGAGTAAATCATATCGACCAAATCTTTGTTGGTGAATCTTGGTATACCGAGTTCGTCTGTTTTCATTAGCATATATGTATATTAACTGATATTAATCAAATTGTCAAGATTTTTATCATCGTTTTGTATACTTTTTTCTGCTCTGATTCTTCTGTTTAGTTCATATTTGAGATCATCTAATATTAAAGTCATTTGATCTCTAGCTTGTGGATTACTGGTCATCCAATATTTCTTATGTAAAGAAGCAATTCTTTCTTCTAAATCGTTATCGGATAAGTCTTTTAAGTTATCTACTAAAGGGTGAGACATTAACCAAATGTACCAACAAACTGAGCATAAACAATTTGTCCACCATCAGATGTCCAAAAGTCTACAATCTTAGGTTGTGTAACACTTGCGATTGTAAATGGAGTTGGAAAAGTGCTTTCATATCTAAGCACACCACCAGCAGAAGCGGCAAATGTTACTGTTCTACTCACTCCATCACTTGTTATTACTAATCTTAATTTTCCAAGTTTTCCATTTTCTGGCCACTCTGTTAAAGTCAAAGTCAAGTCAGCACCAACTTGTACAGTTTGATAATGGCCATTGCTCCAGTTAACATTATTAGAACTACTTACATTTCCAATACCGTATCTTTCTTCAGTACAGGCAATAAAATTTGCTTCGCTTATTTTATTCCCATTGAAATCATTATTGGTTGCATTCTTTAATGCCGCATTGGTATCTAAACTTGTTAAGTCTGCCGCAACGTTAGATAGTTGTGTTCTTATAATGTTAAAATTATCTCTAAACCCTTGACTATCATTATCTTGTCCTGCAACAGGAAAAGTTTGGTCTATTCCTAGTATAGAGCTTGAACTTGTTGTTATTGCCATAATCTATTCTCCATATGTATTTATATTATTTAGACATTGTATTCATAATTATGAAACAGTAAATATTGTTCTTGGCTATTTCCAGTAGTTGCATCTATTATATATCTGTCTATATCAAAGTCAAACTGCTTGAAATCTATGTTATTAGCTTTTATAGCTGTCATAATCTGTGTGCTTGTGCCAGGCTTGCAGTAACACAAAGGAACTGCTTTTACATAGCCTAGTATTTCAATTTTACCTGGTTGTGATGTACGCATCCATAATGGCAAATAATTAATTTCAGTTTCTCCTACACTTTTAATACTTTCTCTCATATTTGTTATGTTAGACATGAATTTCTTTGTGTCTTGAGTGCCATCAGTTTTTACATTTAAATTGTCTGCTTTTATTGTATTTTCAGGTACAGGTCTAAATCTGTATGGATCGCTTGTTCCTGCTACAGTTGCCTTAAGTGTTACATCGGTAGACCCTCTAATACCTATACTTATATTTTCATCTAAACTGGAGATTACATCTCCTGTTCTAGACCCAACTGTAAAGCTAGGATAGAAATAGTATGTTACATCACCATATCTTCTTGTACCTATTACAGTACCCGAAGGGCTTAGATTTTCTACACTATTCCCAGGAGCATCGTAAAGAGTAGAGTTTACCAAACGTTTTTCTTGGTTTCTAATTTGTAAGGTTTTTCGTGTTTTTCCTGTATCATTCTCTGCAGGATCAATTATTTCTAAATAAATTACTTCATATACGGTATCGTTTGTACCTGGAGTCTTTGCAATAGCAGATTTTAATTCACCAAATCTAAACTTTTTTCTTTTATGATGTTTACTCATTGCAGACATGTAATATTGTGCTTGTTTAGTTTCAATGCCTGCATACACTAACATTTTCATATCTTTTTGAATTCCAAAATTAGGATCATTAGGTCTATAAATTAAACTGTTTTCAAATATGTTATTATTACTGGTTATTAATTCTAATGCAGATCTTTTTTCTAACTTTAAAAAAGGTTTTATATACAAGTTGCTGTAAAGTTTATCATCTGGGTCTGTAACTTTTAAACTAAATTCTCTGGTAATTGCACTATACCCAAAATGATCTTGGACTCTGACTGTAAATTTAAATTGCCTATCAATAAAGGTTGTGTTACCATCTAATTTAAAATTGTTATTATCAAAAATTGTAAGACCAGGAGCAGTTGTAGTGCCAAAGCTATTAATTTTTCCTATTATTTGTCCATCGTATCCTAAATTCAACCCTGGAGGCAAACTGCCACTTACAAGTGTATATAGTAAATTAGCATTTGGTACAGTGCTTGTAGCTTGTATACTTAATGTACTGATATAATTACTATCAATAGTGCCCATATCACTTGTTGTTGTCCAATTTAATACGCTATCTATTTCTCCTAACATTTTGACAGTGAATGTTTTGTCTTTAAAACTTTCTTCTGCTGTACCTGGAGTTTGTCTTCTTGCCCTAACAGTGAATTTATATTCTTTTGTCACCGCTGGTTGATACGGAACCAAACCAGCAATTTCTCCCGTTGAAGAGTCTAATGATAAACCTGGCGGTAAAGTTGTAGCAGAACCATCGTCATTTAAAGGTTGTAATGAATAATCAATTATACCAGTTAAGCTGTTAGGATCTATCACATCTAAAAATAATGTGACGTAATTGTTTGCTCTTCTAAATCCAAAATTTGCCGGTGTTAACCAAATTGGAACTCTTACGTTACTGTTGTCTGCTGTAAAGACTCCATTAGCAACTTTCATTATTGTGTTATCTGCACGTAAAAAATCATCTCCTACAACATAAATCCTAAAAGTTCTTTTTGATATGCTGTCACCGTCACTAACAGATACTCTAAATTCATAAAATCTATTAAGTTTCTTTGGGCTTCTAGATGGAGAAGATGTGTCGTAAATAACTGTGTCATAAAAGAAACTGTCAAAGCCATTGTCTGGCCTAACACCAAAATCAAAAGGAAACTTTCCAAAGTTGTTACTATCAAAATGACCGCTAGATGATCCAGCTTCAAGAGCAAGTATAGGTTCTACAATACCAACTAGTCTTCCATCGGTTGTGAGCTGAATGCCTGGAGGTAATTCTCCATCACCGGCTTGTATATAATATTCTATATTATCTCCTGCTATTGTATCAGGGTCACTAGCAATTAATTGGAAATCTAAAGGAGCACTGTCTATGATATAATAACTATTATTAGGTCCAACCGGTAATAAATCTTCAGGGGTTGTCCATACTGGAGCATCAGCACCTGTAACTATAATTGTATATGTCCTATCATCTATTACACCATACTGTTCGGCTCTGACAACAAAAGTATAAGATGTATCAGTTTTAACTTCAAACGGAGTACCTTCTAAAGTAGCACCATTTAAACGTAGCCCACTTGGAATAGTACCTGCGATAACCTTCACAGACATATTGTTACTTGTCAAAGGCAAGTAAGTTGAATCAATAGGTAAGGCGTAAGTAGTTGTAACTCTTTCTTCTAGTGTGGTTAATACAGTTCCAGATTTAGTAGTCCAAAAGTTGGCCATAATATCTCCTTATACTGTATTTATTAGGAAATAAACTGACCGCCATCTACAGTAATATCCAATGGCGATGCAAAAGACCCAAAATCAAAATCCTGTGTAAGGATAATAAAATCAAGGACACTATCTGCTGTTTGGGCAATAGTTCCTAAGTCAAAATCAACAAGTGTTTTGCTGATGTTCCTAATATCAATTCCGTATACTAAACCTTCTAAACTACCATTTATATTAGTAGCGGTCAAGGTGTTTACGTTTGAAATATTATTGTTGTTGGCATTAAGATTACCGCCTAGTGTAGGTGCAGTATCTGTAGCGACTAACCCAGTACCAACTACGTCAATAAAAAGGTCATCTGAAGTTACTCTAGTTTCTACAGCGTTTCCGCCTTGAATTCTAAGTGTTTGGTTTCCTGGCGGTAATATTTTACTTCCGCTATCAGATACAACAATTAGTTGATCCAAACCTGCTTGTGTACCGGTAATTGTAATAGCATTTCCGCCTGAGCTGATGCTAATACCACTTCCTGCTGATATGCTTTTAAATTGTAATGTGTTGTCTGAACGTTGAGCAAATATTCCAGCACCAGTTCCTAAGTTTGCACCTTCAGTTGTCGTGTTGACTATATTGGTGTTTAGTTCGGTAAAGTTATTGTTTACTTTAATAAATGCTTCGCGAAGATCATCACCTGTACCGTCGTTTGCAATATTACCTATGTTTATTGTTTGTATTGCCATTTATATCTCCGTTATAGTGCCGCTATCCGTACTTTGAATGCGGCAAAATCTGCACTTGCGGCTACTTCTGCTTTCAAAACTGCAATGCTAATGTATCCTGGAATAGTTCCACTTACACCATCTACTAATAATGTGCTGTCATCTGCAAACACACTTCCGATAAAATTACTTGTTACTGAACCTTCAACTGCAATACCATTTGCAGTTGTTTCTAACTTTTTAATATTGTCGTGATACAGTTCAACTGCTCCATTGTAAATGCCTTTGACATA